GCATGGCCGGAACTCGCTGACGCGACGAAAGATGATCGCGTTCGCAAGGGATTCACAGAGAACGACCCGCTGCTGCGCTCCGGCGATTTGCGCGAGTCGATCAAGGCGGCACACAACCGCACAGAGGCGGTGATCGGCTCCGAGTCCGACGTCGCGGTATATCAGGAACTCGGGACCAATAAAATACCGCCCCGCCCTTTCCTCGGGCCGGCGGTGCTTCACAACGAGGAATGGATAAAGCGCCTACTCGGGCGCGCGTTCGTCTCCGGCTTTCTCGGTGAAGGCGTCGACGTGAGCACGCAAATGACGTCTCGCGAAATCAGCTAAACGCCTTCGCGACGACATACGTCAGCACGAACAACAGCGCGAACGCGGGCGGCACGATGACCGCGAGCGCGACAGCGGCGGCGGCACGCTTCGCCAGGGTCGGCGCGCTTCGCGCATCGACGCGCCGCACGTTCGGGTATTGGACGAATGAGAACCGATCCGCCGCGAATTCATGGAGTCGAAACCTATAGGATTTTCTCATGTATGAAGCCTTTAAAATTGGCGTGCGCATCTCGCTCGTCAATGGAGTATCGCACGGCTTAATGCAGATGGCGCGTGAGTTTTCGCACGTTGAAGGCACGGTGCAACGCCTTCAGCGCTCGATTCGAAACATGAGCGGCGCGAGCAAAGCCGCTTTCGGCGGAACGATCGCAATCGGCCTGGGGCTTTCGATCGCGGCCTCGCTGAAGCCCGCCATTGATGCCGCGTCGAAGTGGGAGAAAGCGAAAGCCAATTTTAGCTTGTTCGGCATGAGCGACAAGCAAAATCAGGAGGCGTTCGAGTTCGCTAAGAACATGAACATCGCCGGCTCGTCGTATGTCGAAAACCTCAAAAAGATGACCGAAGCGCAAGGCGTGTTTCGGGAATCGGGCCTCACCGGCAGCGCGGCGCTCGAAGGCGCAAAGCTCGCGGCGCCGACGCTCTCGAAACTCGCTGTGCTGTCGAAGGCGAGCGGAAAGGAAATGTCGCACGCGGACGAGATGAACTTTCTGCGCGCGATCGAAGAAACCGGCGGCTTGCATAGCGCGACCGAATTCAACCGGCGAGCGGATTTGTATTACCGCATGGTGAATTCGTCGCAGGGCAATATCAAATACGAAGACTTGCGCGCGTTCTTCGCGCGGGGCGGCGTCTCGGCGCTCAACCTCACCGACTCCGGCCTCTCGAAGCTTGAACCTATCATGGGTTCGATGAAAGGCACGTCAGCCGGTACGGCGCTGATGACGGCATACAACCGGCTGAACGGCAATATCAAGTTGCCGAATCAGATCGTGCACGAACTCATCAACTCGGGTTTGTGGAACGGGCAGAACGTCAAGTTCAACCCGCACGGCGGCGTCGCGAACATTCAGTCGAAAGGCCTGCTCGCGGGCGGTGAATTGCTTCAGCAAGACCCGGCCGAATGGTATGAAAAGTTCGTGCGCCCGATGTACGACAAGATGGGTCTCAAGACCCAAGCCGATCGCGACAATTACAACGTCAAGTTGTTCGGGCGAACTGGCGGCATGCTGTATTCGCAGGTCGATCGCAACCGTAAGACGCTGCTCGACTCAGAGCACGCGGTCGCGCAGCAAAAGGGCATCAATCCGGCGTATCAAACGCTGATGAACACGTTCGACGGCAAGAAGCAAACCGCCGCCGCATCGTGGGAAAAGATTCTGACGAACATCGGCGAGCACGTTTTGCCGATCGTGAATCGCGGCATGGATGCGTTCAACAAGGTTCTGAGCGGCGTCGAGTCGTTCACGAAGAACAATCCCGGCCTGGTGAAGGCGATCGCAGTTGCGGCGGCGCTCTTTGCCGCGCTGCTCGTCGTCGGCGGCGTCGTCGCGGTCGTGGGCGGAACGCTCGTGATGCTCGGCGGCATTATCGGCGGCGCATTGACCGCCGGCATCGCTGCGGCGATGGTCGTGATTCCGGTCGTCGCGGGTCTTCTCGTCGGCTTTTGGGGTGACATCAAAAGCGGGTTCACGTCGTTCGCCTCGTATGTGGTCGAGATTGTCTCGGGCATGTGGGCGAAAGTGAAGTCGTTCCTTCCCGATTTCCTGGTCGGCGCCAGCAAGCCCGGCAATGCACCGCCCGCGGCGACGCCGGATTCTGCGCCGGATAGCCCGAAGGCGGCGACGCCGGCTGACCCTCACGTAAGGACCGCGGCTGATTCGAAGGCGGGCGGCAAGCAAGGCGACGTCTATCTCGACTCGAAGAAGGTCGGTCAAGTGCTGTCTAAGCAAATGGCGAAAGACGCGAGCGCGCCGGGCAACTCGAACACCTTCGATTTCACGTTCGGACAAGCGTCCGCAGGGATGGCTTACTAATGGCGACCGTTCTCACCTTGGGCGATTTCGTATTCACTGAGTACGAAATCCCCGAACACATCAACGTTCGGTCGCGGCATCAGGCGATCGTTCACCGGCTGGTCGGCGGCGCTCGACAGGTCGACATGCTCGGCGCCGATCACGCGCCGCTCGACTGGTCCGGCTGGCTCGTCGGCACGACGGCGCTCGATCGCGCGCTCACGCTGAAGTCGATGCACGACGACGGCTTGCCGCTCACGCTGTCGTGGTCCGAGTTCCTTTACAAAGTCGTCATCACCGAGTTCGAAGCGGACTATCAGCGCGACTATCAGATTCCCTACCGCATCTCATGCACGGTCGTTCAAGACTATCTGAACGACGACGGCGGCGGCGCAGTGCCGACGATCGACGACCTGATGAACGGCGACCTCTCGACCGCGAACACGCTGGCGTCGGGCTTTCCTTCGCTCGCCGCGCCGATGGCGTCGCTAGGCTCGGCGATTAGCGCCGTTTCGTCGTTCGCGAGCGCGGCGAAAAGCACGCTCAACAGCGTTTTGCAACCGCTCAACGCCGTGCGCTCGGAGGTTAAGGTTTTGATTTCGTCGACCGAAAACACGCTGATGAGCGTCACGACGCTCGGCGGCATTCTGCCGAATAACCCGCTGTCGACGAACGTCGCGAAACTCAGCACGCAAATCAACGCGATGACGAATCAAGCCGCGCTCGTGAACCTGAACAGCGTGCTCGGGCGCATGGGTTCGAACGTCGGGCAGATAAACAGTGGTGTGAAAACCGTTCAAGTCTCCGGCGGCTCGCTCTTCGACCTCGCCTCGAAGTATTACGGCAAGGTGAGCGGCTGGACGGCGTTGCAGAAGGCGAACCCGCAGCTCGGCGGCGACACGAACATCAGCGGCAATCAGGCGATCACGATTCCGCCATACACCGACGATTCAGGAGGGATTCTAAGTGCCTAACACCGCCCAGGCGGTACGCGGCGCGGTGAAGTTGGCGACGAAGGGCGGAACTCTTTCGCCGATCAAGGGATGGACGGCGTTCGAAGTTGACAACAACAATTTCCTGAGCGCCGACACATTTTCCGTCACGTTCGCCGCGAACAAACTGCCGGCCGACCGTAGTCTCGCGTGGATCACGAGTCAGACCGAAATTTTCGTTGAGATATTCGCGGGCATCCCTGCGGACGGCTTGAACTGGACGGCCGAAGAACTGACCTCGCTCATTTACGGGCAGGTCGACGCGCTCGAATACGATCCAGTCGCCGGCACGGTGCACATATCCGGTCGCGACCTCACCCGAGTTTTAATCGATTCGAAGACGACGGAAAAATTCCAGAACAAAACCGCGTCACAGATCGCGCAAATCCTCGCCGATCGACACGGCATGAAAGCCAACATCGCCGCGACTAAAACGCTCGCCGGCAAGTTTTACGAAATCGATCACGAGAAGATGACCGCGGCGCGCACCGAATGGGATTTGCTCTGCGAGCTCGCGCGCAACGAGCAGTTTTACGTATGGGTCAGCGGTCAGACGCTCAACTTTCAGCCGAAGCCGGACCCGGCGAGCGTCACGCCGTTCCTCGTCACCTGGACGCCGCCCGATAGCGAAACCGGCTACTCGCGCAGCAACGTCGAAGCGCTCAAGCTCGAACGCGCGCTGACGGTATCGAAAGGAATCGTCGTCGTCGTGCGGTCGTGGAATGACGCCGCGCAAAAGACGTTCACGACGACTTATCCGCCGAACAAGCAGACGGCGGTCAAGCCGGGCGCCTCGCAAATCGGCAGCGGATCGCAAACCTACTATTACAGCGTCCCGAATCTGACGCAGGAAAAGGTCTTGCAGTTCGCGCAAGCGAAGTACGCGCAGATCATTCAACACGAGATGCGTTGCGAGTTCACGATTCCCGCCGCGGGAAACGACGCGCTGACGGTCGCAAGCCTCGTTCAACTCGTCGGCACTGGCACGGCGTTCGATCAGACCTA